TCTTTCGTGGCGTTCATCAAGGTCGATGATAGTCAAATCAATGGCCTTGGTCAGCCGCTCGACCTCGGCCTTGGTGACTTGCACCAGCTTCTGCCAGTTGTCGGACCGGAGTTTCCACAGGTCCACCTCGGCCTTTAGGCGGGTGTTTTCTTTGCGCAGGTCGTCAAGCTCGACGGCCATGCAACCGATGGTGTCGGCCATGTTTGCGACGTCGGTCTTGATGCGTCCGGTTTCGGCCAGGGCGTCCTTGATGACGGCCAGCACCTCCTTTCGGAGGGCGGCTTCGTATGCGTTGCGCTGGTCAGTCACCCGGCCAAGCTCCAGCCGGAGCGTGATGGTCGGATCGTGGGGTTGTTCGTTACTCATGTTTGGTGTTGGGTGGGAGAATGATGGCGTCTTCGACGCTCTTTAGTTCATTGGCGACCTGCTTCATGGACTCAAGCTGCTTCCGGCCTTTCTCGACAAGGTCCACCAGCTCGGAGACGGACATCTCATGCTGGTCTTTCTTGCCCTTGTTGCCGAGGTGGATCGCTGCTGCGATCGCCGACAGTCCATGCCCGCTTGCTTCCAGCGTCCAGCGGGCGGCCTGGAAGCGGACCTGCGGAGGAGCGGACGGATCGGTGAGCAGGGATTGCATCACCTGCCAGGCTTGCGTCGCCCCGCCGGTCTTGATGTCCAGGTCGCGCTTCAGCTCGATCGCCTCGCGTACCTTGTGCGAGGACAGCTGGGAGTTTCCGTCGGCGAAGCCGGCGGCCTTGCCGGCCTGCACGGCGTTGCCGCCGTTGGCGACGTACGCGGCGACGAAGGCTTCCTGCTGCTGGGTAAGCACCGGATCGGTGTCGTGGCGGATGACCAGGCCGCCCTTCCATTGGTCCTTATCGTTTTGCTTTGGCATCTTGTTTGGTTTGCTTCCAGTTAAAGCCATTCTCAATGCACCAGCGGTGGACGTTGACGTGCGGGACGCCGAGCATAAAGGCTACGTCGCCTTGGGTCTTACCCTCGGCGGCAGCCTGGACAATCACACTCTCCCACGTTGACTTGTCGTACTTGCGACACTTGCGGGAGCGGACCTTCTTGAATCCGATGCCTAGGATTTCCGCCCAGCTCTTGATGGTCGTGACGGAGAAGCCGAGGCGTCTCGCCACCTCCGGCATGCAATGTCCGGCTTCCGCCAAGCGTCGAAGGTCGGCGCGATACTCGCAGATCCGTGCGGCGCGTGACGCGAACATCAGCCTGCCCCGGAAGGACACGGCTCCCCGGTTCTGGAACCGCAGGATTGGGGACTGGATGATCTCGCTCATTGTGCGGCATTAAGTCTGGCGGCCTTGCGCATCTTGCGTTCGGGGACGAAGTCGATGCGGTATCCATAGCGGGCGAAGCCGGTCATGCCAAGGTTATAGGCAAGCCAAGTCTCGCCGAGGTTGGCAGGACGCCCCAGCTTGACGCCTAGCCTGGATCGCAGGAAGGAAAGCCAGGTGGTGGCGTACTGGCGTGAGATGACCGGGTCGGATGCCTTGGAATAAGGGTAGACCGGAAGACCGGCTTCGCGTCGGATCGCGGAGCAGTCCGCCCAGGCCGTAGCCCAGAACTGGAACGGTCCTTTGGCGCGTCCGGCGTCTGCGGTGGGGGTGGCTGCGCCACGCCCGGAGGATTCGATATGTTCGACGGCGTCGACCCAATGCGTGGGCATAGGTGCGAAGGCCGCTGAAGCCATCAATATTTGTGTGATCATGTCGGGTTGGGAAGCCGACGCTGACGCCTTACTTACCCTTGGCAACCTTCTTTTTTCCAATGGTTTTCTTTTTCCTTGCCCGACCTGTTCCGGAGATGGGAAGACCGCCGGCGTCACCGTACTTCTTTATGCCGGCTTCGACGATCATGCGACACCTGTCCCACAGGCTTACGTTGTCGCGACCGTCGTCGGCCATACGGATGATAGGTCTGTTGCTCACGGCTTTCGGATGATTATACGCGAGTCTTTGTCATATTCAAACTCTTCCCAATCCTCCGGCTGGTAAGCGCCGGAGTTGATCTCCGCGCCGACTTCGTCCGAGGCGATAGGACCGGTCGGGATGTCCAGCCACTTCTTATCCTTCCCCCCCTTGGCGGCGGCGGCGACCAGAACCTTCTGGACGAGCATGTCGTCGACCAGGTGGGCGAATTCGCCAGGCCCGATGGATCGCAGGATGGACGGCAGCTCGCCTCGCCGGCGGTACAGGCCGGACTTGGCGTTCTTGCCCTCGATGGAATAGGGATGACCCTTGCGGGCTGCCAGCGTGACGGCGGCGACAAGCCAGGCCTGCCGCTCCAGGAAGTTGACGTCGTTGAACTTGTCCTTGTCGGTGACGTCGATGAGCGTACCGATTTCCGTACGCAAAAGCGTACGCTCGGTGTCGATCATCTCCGGGTTGTTCGCCTTGATGATGGCGGCCTTCCACAGGTGCTTCCGGCGAGGGACTAGGCCCATGCCCTTCATACGCCGGTCGTAATCGGAGGCATGCCATACGCCGATAGCACCGCGGAACGCACCCAGCAGGGCGGATGACCCTCGGACCTGCGACGCCATCTGCTCGGCGTTGCGGATCGGCTCGTCACCCTGCTTCTTGATGTGGTGGATGACGATGAGGGCTGCTCCCAGTTCGCCGCCGACCTGGCTGGCGACGCGGATGAATTCGTTGATGACGGTGGCGCTGTTCTCCTCGCCGTGCAGGACGGAGTTGAGGGTGTCGATGACCACCAGCTGGAGGTTCGGGATCTGCCGGAGCAGGGCGAAGAATTCCAGCCACTTGCGGGAAGGCTTCGACTCCTGCGTCTTCGGGTCACGCTCGACGAGGGCGAACGCACCGCCGGAGTTGATGGAAGGCAGGATGATAAGGTCGTCGCCGGCTTCGCGTCGCCGGCTTCCGTCTGCGTCCATGTCAGCCAGTCGGATGTGCAGCTCGTCCTTATCGTCCTCGGTCGTGAGGATGACGACCGCACCCTTACGCATGACCGGCATACCGCACCAAGTATCACCCTCGCGTCGGGCGGTGATCTTCAAGGCCAGGTCGAGGACCATGAAGGTCTTACCTGCTCCGCCTTCGGCGACGAGCAACTGGTGCTTGGCTGCCTGGAGCCAGTTCTGGACGAGGAACTGACGCTCCGGTCGGGGCGAGAGACTCCATCGGTGGGCTGCCCATACTGCCAGTCCCTTGCCCTCCTCCAGGATGGGCTTCTCCGGCTCCGGCATCGGACCGTTGTTATGGATGTCGTTACGGAGCAGGCCAAGCCACTCGGTGTCGAAGCGAGACTCCGGCCAAGGCGGATTCATGTGCGCCTGCATCCAGCCATAGGTGGCGAGACGCGCGGCGTCCAATGTCATCTTCCCGATGCGGGCGGTGTGGATGTAATGGCCGGCAACGCCGTTGAAAGCCGACCACCTAGTCGTGCCTTCTCCGCCGGCGGCCACGTCCACCGTGAGCATCTCGACGGCGGGCGTATGCGTCTTCGGCATAAGCGGATCGATGGGTGCTTCCTTGATCGCCCACTCGGATTCGGGCATGCGGAAGGCGGATGCGTGAGGGCAATCGACGCGGCAGTCCGGGTCGTACCTGTCGATGACGACCAGACGACGGACGCCGGACTTGCCGTGGATAGATCCAGCCAGACGGATGGGCTGGTGCGCGCGTCCGTAAGGGTTGCCGTCAACGCCTAGTCCGAACTGGATGTCAGCCCCAGCCTTGCGGGCGATCTGGTCGCGGATGGCGACGATGGAGGAGACTTCCATCTCCTCGACCTGCCAGTAGGCGTGACGCTTCGGCTTGCCCTCTTCGGTGACGCCACCGGACAGGACGACCATCGCCGCCTGGCCGAATTCCTTCTCCACGAAGGCGAGCTTGGCGTCGGTGTCGCCGGTGTCGAAGTCGGCGCAGACGGTGCGGAAGACATCGCAGTTCTCCGCCGTGCCTCGGTCGGCCTTCAAGGTGCAAGGCACGATGAAGGTGGCGACGTCGTGCTGTCCCCAGCGGGTGGTGTGGAAGATCACGGACGAGACGAACCGCTCCCATCCGATGCGCTCCGGCTCTAGGAAGATGTCCTCGCGGAAGACGCCCTCGCGGGCCGTGCCTTTCTCGCCGATGCCGCGGAGGCAGACGTAACCCTTCGGCGCTTCGCCGAACAGGAGGTGCAGATGCCGTGCGACGGCATCGTTATCAACGATGGGATCCATCGTCAGCCCTGCTTCTGCTTGGCTTCGTAAGCGGCGATGGCTTCGCCTATGAAACGCATCACGGGTACTGCCATTGAGTTACCGCAGGCTTTGTACCTCGGACCGTCCGGGCATTCCTCGGCAGGCTTGCCCTTCCAGCTGATGCGCGACCAGTTATCGGGGAAGCCTTGCAGGCGTTCGCACTCGACCGGGGTGAGGCGACGAACGGCCATAGGTGTGAGGACGCCGTGCTGGCTGCCGCCCTTCTTTAGGGTGAAGGAAGGATCGCCAGGTTCAAAGTTCTGCATAGAGTGATTCTCTCCGCATTCACCGAGACGCGACAGGAGGTTCATGCCGTCGAGAGGTACGACCGGATAGGCGACGTGCGGAGACTGGTCGCCGCTGTCCTTGGTCAAGGTCGGGAAGGTTTCAGCAGACGGATCTGCTCCGGCCTTTCTGGCTAGGTTACCTGGCTGGAATGAGATGGCGTGTACGGCGAGAGGGTCGGTATCGCCCTGCTTTGCTCCGGCCGTGAGGGTAGGGCAGATGCTCTGCTCCGTGATCTGCCCGCGGAGGCGAAGCTCGCTAGCTTGGACGATGAAGGCTTCCGCTTCCACACGCTCATTGCCGGTCTTGGAGAAGGGTGCGCCGCTGCTGACGGTAGGCGATACATCCGAGCAAGACACGACTGCGTGGGTCGTGCGCGTGTCGCCAAGGTCGAAGTTGTTGAGGGTGTTGCTGGCTTCAGCTTCCACCCAAGTCTCGTTATCGGTAGACGAGCAAGCCCGCTTGGACTTGCGGAAAGGAACGGCAACGGACTGCGCACCAGTCGTGTCGAGGGTGTAAGAATGGTCGCCGGGGTTGCCGACGCCAATGCCGTTCTGGTTCTTCTCCATCTCTCTTCCGTCTTGGATTGGGATGGCCTGCTGGGCGATCGGCTGGGCAAGCCATTGATCCGGAGAGGTGGCGATGGTGAACGCCTTCTCCTCGCTGCCGAGGAAGCCCTTGCCGGCACCTTTACCTGGCGTACCGCCCTGCTCACCAGTCTCGACCGGCGAACCTCCACGGATCTTAAACATCATAGCCGGGATGCCGACCGCATGAGGACCGCGGGCGACGAGGCTGTCCATGACTTCAGACTCGCCGATGTGCGGTTCGTACTGGGCGTTCTCGCCTTGGTTGAAAGCGGCGCGGTCGATCACGACCGGCATAGCAACGGTCTGCGTCTCGTGCGTCGCATTCAGAGTGTGAGCTACGTCCTTTGAGATGGCCGCGTTGGCCTGCCCGGAGGACATGACGAACAGGGAAGCCCCACCTAGGGCGTGCTGGTCTTCAAGTCCCTGCTTCTCGCCGAAGGCGGCGTTCAAGGTGCAGGCTGTGTCGGCAGGCCATTTGCGGTCTGCTCCAGCGCCGCTTTCAGCATCGGCGGAAGATCCTTTCCTCGCTTGCTTGCCCTTCGCAAGATACCCGCGCAAGCCTTGGGCGATAGATAGAATCTCTGCGGCAGCTCGCCAGTCTCCAGTACCTGTGACAGGGTCACGGTGGGCAACAACGAAGACCCGTCGTCGGCGTTGTGGAACTCCAAAGTGCTGTGCGTCCAGGATTCGGTAGGCGACGCCATACCCGCGCTCGACCAGCCCTTGAAGGAGGCATCCGAAGTCAGATCCTTTAGGTTGACCCGACGACAGGCAGCCCGGAACGTTTTCCCATAGGACATATTTGGGTTGGAGCTTTGCAGCCAGCTCAAGAAAGGAGAACATGAGTTGTCCGCGGGGGTCGTTGAGGCCGCCTCTTTTGCCGGCGACGCTGAAGGACTGACATGGGGTCCCGCCAACGAGGAGGTCCACATCTCCAGTTGCAAGGGGCCAGGTGTTGAATTCGGTGAGTGATCCGAGGTTGGGGACGTCATATGGGTAGTTTGGTTGGGTGAAATGGTGCTTCAAAATGGCACATGGAAACGGCTCGATTTCGCTGAAGGCCACCGGCCTCCAGCCGAGATGATGCCAGGCGACGGAGGCTGCTTCCATGCCGGAGCAGACGGAGAGATATCGGATAGGTTGAGACATTGGGTTGGGATAGGTTTGATGGATTCAGACGAAGTGTCGGTCAATGAAAATTTATGGGGAAGTGATGGTATGCCCCTTGGCTTTGCCGACCCAGCAGAGGTAGCCTTCGGTGATGGAGTCGAGACTGGACATCTGCTCGGCAGGCACGATGTAGGACATCCGGCTAGACCCACGGAAGTAACCTAGGTTGGCGTCGTTGATCACGTCCTTGCGTTCAGCCCACCCGACGAAGGTCACGATCTGTTCGTCGTAGCGTACGCGCATGAGGGCGTACACATCGATGGCTTCCTTGGTAGTCCACTTGCCGTCGATCTGGTAGGCGGGGACGAGGAGGTGAGGGTTGTCATGGTGACTGGACTTAACCTCAATCAACTGACCGTTGCCGGCGACGAAGTCCGGCGTACCGCTCCTCGCGTACACGGTGTCGTCACGCTCAAGGTCGAAGATGCGTGAGAAGCCAATCTCGCCGAGCAGCCCGACCAGGTCGGACACCAGACCGGACTGCTTGCCCGCCTTCTGGTCGGCGACGCCGGCCATGCGGTTGGATTCGCCTCTCGCCCTGGCTTCGGCCTCGGCGTTGCGCATCGTGATTTCGTCGAGCTTGATGGACAGGGTCATATCACCAAGCCCAAGTCTTCGGAGGTTCGGCGTCCGGCGTCTTCTGCTCGGCTACGCCGTGGCAACGCTTCTTGTAGTCACACCACTTGCACTTGAAGTCATCGACGCCACGACCGATGCGGCCAAGCTGCTCCGGGTTGTCGGTCTTCACGATGCGGACGGCGCGGTCGATGTACATCTGGGCGTCGCGGGCGTTGAACTGGACGATCTCCACATGGATCTCGCCGGTGTCGCGGTTGATTGCCGTGAACAGGCAGGACAGAAGGTCCTTGTACGCCATATAGATTTGCACCTGGGCGTAGTACACAGGCTTGGAATCCTTCAGCCCCTTCTTCACGACGTCGCTCCAACTCTTGTCGCCGAGGGCTTTGCTTTCCCATAGGCAGGGGTAGAGCAGACCCTTGATCGCAGGTCCGCCTTTGATGATGCCGTCGAGATGCCCCTTGAACTTGTCGCCTGCGTCGGTGATTCCGAACTGCTTGCCGTCCAACTGGTGGGTCTGTAGGTCGAAGCCGGCGAATATAAGATATTGGGCGACGCGGGTTTCGCCGTCATGTCCCATGTCGAAGATGCGTAGGGTGTTGGCCTTGAAGTCTGCACCTTCGTCCTTCGGCGTCATGTGGTATTCGTACGCCAGGCGTCGCTCGCATTCGTCGCCGATGCGGGAAGCTCCGAGGTACTGTCGCGGAGTCTGCTTGCCACGATGCTCTTTGATGCCCGCGTCGATCAAGGCTTTCACGCCTTCGGCAATCTCGCAGGGTTGGGTTTCTGGTTTGAACATATTAGATGGAAAGAATCTTGGCTTTGATGAAACGCTCGCGCCACTTCCAGGTCAGCGCGCACGTCGCCCGGTACTTGGTCATACCCACGGACGAGAACACATCAAGCCCAAGCTGGACAAGTTGCTTGTCGGAGGGAGGCTCGGTCAGCCAACGCTTGCTCTTCCGGGCGGCGTCCTTGTCGCCATGCTCGCGGAGGTAGTCGTCGGCGGAGGCGACAGCCTGGAGCCGGTCGTCGGTGACGGAGATGAGCGTCGCACCAGTCTGTCCGTCCCGGCCGCCGATGGCGTACTGCTTTCCGTCGTGCTGCACGACTACGACCCATGCGGTCATAGCGGAGGCGATGGTCACGATGCCGTCCCAGAAAGATTCCCACCGAAAGGGGGACATCTCAAGGATCTCCACCTCGGTGAGGGTGAAGTTCTCAAGCGCACCGCGTTCCTCGGCTTCCTTCTGGCGACGCTCGACGCCGTCGAAGATATGCTCGCAGGCCGGACAGGTGGCGACGCCGAGGGGTACTTCCATCTTGCAGGAAGGGCAGACCTTGGTCTTCGCCTGGCCCTTGGTAGGTTCAAGGACGACGTCGCTGTCCAGTCCGCCGTGGGTTAGGATGGAGTATCCGAAGTCCAAGACGATGCAGTCTGACTTGATGACTCCTGGGTGCTTCTCCGGGTCTACCTTGCGCAGGCCACGACCAATCATCTGGATCATCGTGGACTTGAATGAGCAGGGGCGGAGGAGTAGGACGCAGCTTACGGTCTGGCAGTCATAGCCCTCGGTTAGGACGGCGACGTTGACCAGTACTTGGGTGCGGTCTTTCTCAAAGTCGATGAGGGCGCGACGGCGGTCGCCGTCAGACAGGTTGCCGTGGACGATGTCGGCCTTGATGCCAGCGTCGCAGAAGGCTTGGGTGACATGCTCCGCATGCTCGACGGTGGAACAGAAGGCGATGGTCTTCCGGCTTCCGGCCTTCTCGCGCCACTCTCCGATGACCCGCTCGGTGACTGCGGACTTATCCATGATCTTCTCCACCTCGGCCATGTCGAAGTCGGCGACAGTCCGCCGGACGCCTGCCAGTTCAGAGCGTAGTCCGCAGTCGATGACGAAGACGCGGGGGCGGACCAGGTTGCCAGCCTCAATCAGCTCTTTGATGGAGATGACGTCGGCGACGTTGGAGAAGACGGCGGCTAGGGCTTTCTTGTCGGCGCGTTGAGGGGTAGCCGTCACGCCCAGGATGCGGACAGAGGGATTCAACTCCCTCGCCTTCTCGACGATGCGGATATAGGATTCAGCTGCGACATGGTGCGCTTCGTCGATGACGAGCAGATCCACAGGCGGCATGGTGGCGAGGTTGTCTTCCCTGGCTAGGGTCTGAACCATCGCAAAGGTGACGCCATCCGACCATCGTTTGCGGTCGGCTGCGTAGATGTCGGTCGGCGTGTCGGCGTCGATGCGCCGGTATGTCGCCCGGTTCTGGGCGACCAGTTCGTCGCGGTGTTGGAGGACGATGGTCTTGCCTTTTCCGGCGGCCTTGATGGCGGCGGAAAGCATGACGGTCTTGCCCGCCCCAGTAGGGGCGACGCCGAGCGTATTGCCCTTGTCGTTGAGGGCGTAGTTGATCTTGTGGACGAAGTCCACCTGCCTAGGCCGGAGCTTCATCGTGAAAGGGAAGACTCCCCTGTGCCTTTCGGTAGGGAGGGGAGCCGTTGTAGTTTCCCGCTAGAGCGGAAAGAGGGGGGCGGCGGGAGAGGCAAACCCAACATCTGCGTCACCGCTGCGAGCGTGGACGGAAGTGTCTGGACCGACGGCCAGGTTGTCGTCCCGCTCTCACCCTGTGTTTTAAAGAGCAAAAGGACAAGCGTCCCTTGAGAAGATGCTGACATGTTATTCAGATTTGTCAGCAACTTTCTCAAGGGACGCCTGGAGTAGGACGTATTAGAACGGATTGGAGGAAGACGGAGTCTTCACCCAGCCCGGAGCGGCGGTCGGAGTCGGAGCGGAGAAGGCCGCAGCGCGAGCCTGCTCGACGACGCCAGACTGACCGGCGACCAGCTTCTGGAAGTCGCGGTAGCCGCCGGAGGCTGGGTTGGGCGACAGCCATTCGCCGACCTTGTTCTTGTCGGCGTACGCCGGGTCGGTGTTCTTCTCGACCTTGACCTTGATGGCTACGCGCTGGCCGTCCATGAAGTTCATGATCATCAGAGTATCCCTGCCGTTGAACGCCTCGTAGGACTTCGGGTCGGAGGGCTTGAAGTGACCGCTAGACTCGAAGATGCGGGTGATGGACGTGATGCCCATCTTGCGCCACTTCTCGCCGTTGCGGTCGTCCTGCACGTCGGGGATCATGTCGAAGACCTTGCGGCCTTCGTGTTCACCGCCGATGACCGTGAGCGTCACCGGGTAGTAGGTGCCGCCGCTGGACTTCGACTGCTTCGCGCCGCCGATGGTGATCAACGCCCACGCCAGGGTGCCGTTGGGGATGAGTTCCGGGGCCGAGCCGGCGCCGGAGGTGGGGGAGAACATGCTCATATTATGTATTACTTGGTGTTGGTATTGGGGGTGGAAGCGGGAATGGTGCGGACGAGGTTGGTATCGACACGCTTACCGGAGCGGATCTTCTTGATGAGCGCACCGAGGTCGGGAGCTTCAAGCATGTCGAGGCGACCGGAGCGGTCCTTGGCTGGGTAGCCCCACGGATTCTGCTGCTGGCAGCAGAAGGCACGGTACATCGAGCCGTCCTCGTTCTTGAAGTTCTGGAGGGTGATCACCTGGTCGAAGATACCCGGCAGTTCGCGGCCGGTCTTGGAGCCTTCGATCTGGGGATTCCACGACACACGCTTGAGGTCATCGATCTCTTGGTCGAGGATACCCGACAGGATGATGGACTTGTTGGAGTGCTGGAGGTGGGTCAGCCAGCGGATCATCTCCTGTCCGAGCAGGCCGTAGGCACCTCGGGTGTCCGGCTTGCCGTCGCGGTTGAACGTCTCCGGCTGGACCTTGGCCCACTTGAAGCACTCGCGACCAGCGACCGTGATGGAGTCGATGAAGATCGTGTCGTACTTGGCGAGGTCGATGTTGGCGAAGGCCGTGGATACGGCGTCGTACACCGGCTTGGAGTACGGACCGGTGGCGTCGCTGGGGTCATGGCCGCCGACATACAGGGCGAGCGCGCGGGCGATTTCCCACGGATACTTGCCGAAGGTCTGGGCGACATCGCGGACGTCGATGACGTCTGCCGGCCAGTCCTGGATGGCGAGGGTGCCGGCTTCCAGGTCCACGAAGAGGGTGGTCTTCGGGTCGAGGGTGCGAGCCTGCGTGGTCTTGCCCACGCCGGCAGGGCCGAACAGGGCGATGTTGATCTTGGGTACGGCCTTGAGGCGGTCGTCTGCCTTGATGATTTTGATCATGGTGTTGGGGGGAGATTAGTTATTGCGGGTGGATCGCAGCTCTTCGCCTTTGGCTTCAAGCATGTCCATGAGAAGGTTCGCTTCGGCGGCTCCGCTGATTGCGGTCATAATAGTAAGCACAATAGAATGCTTCACGTTACGCTTGGGCCATACGCGGACCAAGACACCGGCGTCTTTGAGGTAGACCTTATCGTCAAGCTGAACGAAGCGCCAGTCGTCGCCCTTTGGCATGCCAGCGACGAACGCAATCGGGCTTACGAATAGAATGGCAGGCTCGTTTCCGCGAGGGCTTACCAGCTTCATGACTGCCTCCGGCCGTTCGGCCTGGAGGCGATCCATGAAGTTTTTGATGATAGTTTCAGATTCCATATTAGGAAACGAAGGTGAACTTGGGTTCGCTGTACTTGACGGTGCGGGCGTCGAGGAGCTTGTCCCGAAGGTTGTTGTCGGTGACAGCCTGGAACGTCTTCTCCGGCACGGAGAATTCGATCTTGAACATGCGCTGGACCTGGTCGTACGGCAGGGACCGGGCGACGGTTTCCAGCTTGGTGCTGTCCCACTTGACGGTGGCACGGACCTCGGACGTGAGCTTGACGCCCTCGGACTCAAAGGTGTGCTGGCCGTGGGTCTTGCCTTCGTCCTCCAGGGCGGACTTGATCACATCGGCGAACCGGGTGGTCAGTTCCGACTGGATGTCGGCGAGTCGAGCCTTGGCGGCCTCGACGATGTTGTTCTGGATGGAGGCGGCGTCGCGGAGTTCCGCGACGTCCATCTCCGAGAGAGCCTTAACGGCTGCTGCGGACTTTTTGTTTTTCATCGGTGTTGGGGGAAAGCTTCTTCTCGGCGTTGGGTGCGGAGTTCAGCAAGAAAGAGTTGAGATCAATGACACGGCCGTCGCGCTTGGCAAGGTCCATCAGTTGGACGATGCGGTGGGCCGGCAGGCTGTCGCGTTCCGACCACTTCTCAATGGTCTTGATCGAGAGGGCGTAGCCGGCGGCGTTCAGTCGTCGCCAGAGATTGATGCGACCGCCGAAGTAGGCGACCAGCTTTTTAATGTCGAGTTTGATGTCCACGGTGTTGGGTCCGATGGATAGGGTTGTGCCTACTGTGTGTAGGGTCGTCAATCCCTACTTTGTTTTTACTATGCTTTTTTTGAAGCCTTCAACATTCTAGCCAAAAGGGCTAGTGTAATGAGGGCCAGGCACACGCTGAATACTGCGGTCGCACGCTCGGTGTCTTCAAACGCAGATCGTGCCGTGTTGAGTTGGTTCTCGACGCGCGCGCTGTCGCTCTTGATCGAATCCTCGGTGACGATGATAGCCATCGCTCCTGGATCTGTAAGGGCAAGCCGGATATCCTCCATGATCATCCACAGCCGGACGCACACAGCGTCGGCGATGAAGATCGTACCGACCAACGCCACCTCAAGGGTGGGCATGCCCTTACTTTTTCCTTTTACCACGGACGCCTCCCTTCTTCACCTTGGCAACCTCCGCCTCCCCTTTGGCCTTAACCCAGGCGATGGCATAATCAACGATGTGGACAGCAGCCGCTCCTGCTACGCCGATGCACGCTGTCTTCAGACCCTGCGACATAGCCACTTCCTGTAGACCTTGGCCGACAAGCCAGGCGACGATGCCAGCGGCCAGGACGTGACGCGCAGCCTTACCGACCGTCATCTCCGCGTCGTTTGAAAGTAGGATCTTTGCCACCATTCCGGCCATACCGATAAGGGCTGCCGTGAATCCACCTTGCTTGA